ACTATCTCTACGACGATCGTAGAGGTCGAAACCGAAACAGAAACAGAAAGCGAGGAGGCCGTGACTACTGCCCCTGAAAATACACCGGAGGAAACTCAGGTAGATGCACCGGTCGAGGCTGAAAAGGTCGAGGCCGCTCGTAAGATCATCCGTCCGTCAGTACTAGACTCTCAGCGAGTACGTACACCTATCACATCTATGGGCGCTTACACAGAGCACAAGATTAAGGCAGCTCTAGGTAATGACGACTCAAAGCTTTACGTAACCGCAGCCGATGATAGCTTTGCTACTAACCCTGCATTTAATCCAACTCAGTACCTAGCAGAATTCCCTACTAACACTCGTTTCGGTACACCTGCTATCGATGCTTGTAGCCGTGGAGTTTTGCCAGCTAACGGTATGACGATCAACGTGCCCTCACTTGTTACGAGTGCCGGAGGCGGTACAGGTGTAGCACCTGTCGTAACGGTAGAACTCGAAGCCGGAGCGGTACAAAATACCGGGATGGAAACCGCGTATCTTTCCGGAACAGTATCCAAGTACGCCGGAATGAATACGATTTCGGTCGAGCTCCTGGAAAGGTCGGATCCGAATTTTTATGCGGAATTGACTAACCAACTCCAAAACGCGTATCTAAAGACACTTGATACGACAGTACTAAACGCACTAATCGCGGCAGGTCAATATAGCTCAGGATGCGATGCAGACTCAGCAGGTATTATCGAGTTTGCCTCAGACTCAGCTCGTAAGGTTTACGAAGCTACAGGTTATTTTGCTAATAACTACATCGCTAACGGATCACAATGGCAGCTACTAATGGGTGCTACTGATACAACAGGGCGACCAATCTACTCAGCATCTCAGCCAATGAACGCAGGCGGATTAACTCAGCCGGGATCTATTCGAGGCAACGTACTCGGACTCGATCTCTATGTAGATAAAAACTTTACCGCTACTACAACAATCGACGACTCAGCCGTAATCCTTGCACCTGAGGCCTTTACGGTTTACCAATCACCTACGGCGTATATGTCAGTAAACGTAGTATCAAACCTACAAGTACAAGTAGCTATTTACGGCTACATGGCAACTATCGCAAAAATGCCTAAAGGTATCGTTAAGTTTAACCTTAACTAAATAAACCACTAATAGTCGGTAGGGCTCTTAGCCCTTTGAGCCCTACCGGCCCTAGTAAGTAAGGAGAATAAGATGCCTGCCACGTACGTAACCGAAGCCGAGCTACGCGCTAACCTCGGCATCGAAAACCTTTATTCGTCCGATATTGTCGAGACGTGCTGCCAAACGGCTCAAGATTTACTTAACCAATTTTTATGGTTTGACTCAGCTCCGGTCGTAGGTACCGCGTTACAAAATAACGTAGCTACCGTAATGATCGCTAACCCTGCAATATTTAGCACGGGGGACTCCATAACCTTGAGTGGGTGCGGCTCAACTTATAACGGCACTTATACAGTTACCGGCACGATCCCGTGGACGGCCGGCACTACTACGCAATTCCCATCCATAGCATTTAATAATATGGCTTTTAATTGGCCAAACGGTTATAGCTTTGTACAGTTTGCTAAGACCGCAGCTAACGCTAATTTTACGCGAGTACTCCCCTACGGCTCAGCCGTGGGCGCAGATACAAAAACAAATAGCTACGCGACGACTCCGGCCGTAAGAGAGGCCGCGATGATCTTGGCCGTAGACATTTTCCAAGCCCGGCAGGTTAGCCAAACCGGCGGCGTATCCATCGATGGTTTTAGCCCTAGCCCTTACCGTATGGGTAATAGCATGATTGGCAAGATACGAGGACTAATAGCCGGGTATACAAATCCTAATGCGATGGTCGGATAATGCCGGTACCTATTACTACTTTACGTGCCTCACTAGCTGCGGCCCTTGCTAATGCAAACGTTTGGAATACTTACAGTTTTCCGCCTGCAACTATTACGGCTAATAGTGTGATCGTAAGCCCGGCAGATCCCTACATAACACCGACTAATAATGACTACGCCAATATTTCGCCTATGGCATCTTTTCGTATTATTTGTACGGTGCCAATGTACGACAATCAAGGCAATTTACAAGGTATTGAGTCCCTTGTTTGCGCCGTATTCCAAAAGTTAGCTGCATCGCCAATCGTTATGAATATCGGGGCGGTAAGTGCTCCTAGCGTATTAACCGTACAAAGCGGCGATTTACTAACTACAGATATCACTATCTCAATACTAACCGAGTGGAGTTAAGCATGAGCCTAACCGATGAAGACATCGCCTTTCTTATTAAGATAGGGCAGATCACCGAAGCACCAAAAAAAGAAACAAAAACACACACACCTACTACAGAGAAAAGCGAGGAATAGGCGATGGCCGTATTTCTATCAAATGGAGTAGTCGTAACCCTTAACTCGGTTGCACTCTCTGATCACGTAACGAGCGCCACAATTAACCGGGTATTTGAAGAGCTGGAGGTCACCGCGATGGGCGACTCGAGCCGGAAATTTACAAAAGGTTTGGAAACCTCAACGATTTCGCTTGATTTCCTATCGGATACCGCAGCGGCTAACGTAAACGCTACGTTGCAGGCAGCTTGGGGTACAACCGTACCAATCACACTAAAGCAAACTAGTGCAACTACCTCAGCTACTAACCCTCAGTACGCGACCACGATCCTAGTAAATAACACCACAGATATTAACGGCGCGGTCGGAGATATCGGTACTCAGAGCATCACGTTTACGTGTAACTCACCAATCGTAATTACTACCGCACCATAACAAACTAACAAAGGGGCAACAAATGGCACGACTCAAAATCACAAGGGCTACAGGCGAGGTAACAGAGCATCAAATCTCGCCGCGAATTGAGTACGCCTTTGAGTTATATGCAAAAAAAGGTTTTCACAAAGCCTTTAGAGACGACGAAAAACAGAGCGACGTTTACTGGCTAGCGTGGGAGTGCCTACGTACTAGCGGCGAAACGGTACCGATGTTTGGGGCAGAGTTTTTAGATACCTTGGCTAAGGTCGAGGTGCTAGACGATCTACCTTTAGCTTAGGGCGCGGCACTTTAACCTACTTGGTAGCGCAGCTATCGATCCGGTTAGGGGTCGCGCCTCAAGCGATACTCGACTTAGATGCCGAGATGTTTAAGATGTTAGTCAAAGTATTAAACGAGCAAGCGGAGGAGTCAAAAAATGTCAGTAAAACTAGACGGCGTTAAAGAGACTCTACGCGCTATGCGTAAAGTAGATCCCGAGCTATTAAAAGAGATGAATAAAGAGATCAAAGGCATCATGATCGTTATACGCGATAACGCTCGAGCTTATGCTCCTACCGCTGCCCCGGGTGGCCTTTATAACTGGGATGAGGGTGCTTACACTAAAAAAATTACGGCACGTAATTCGGCCTTTCGTACTTTTAATAGCGAGGGCCGCTTACGCCGTTTTCCTCTTTACCAAGCCGAGGTAGCACGTAAGGGTATTTATTACACGGCCTCACCAAGTAAGCGAAACCGTAACGGGTGGAGCTCTCAATACATCGTAGCTAACGGCTCAGCTAGTGGAGCTATTTATGAAACGGCCGGACGTAAAAACCCGGGTGGAGATCCTAAGAGCCGCTCTAATAACCCCGGAGCCGGTGCTAACTTTATTAGCCGTATGGGCCCTCTTTATGGCGATGGTACAAGCCGAGGCCGTATGATTTTTAGAGCGTGGGCAGAGGATCAAGGCAGAGCACAAGCCGCCGTAGTAAAGGCTATCCAAAATACGATCGCAGCCTTTAACCAAGGCCGTTACGACAAGGCCGCATAATGGCAAAGTTACCCGATTTATATGTTAATGCCGTTACTACTTTCGACGGTAAAGCCCTCGCTAAAGGTCAAAAACAGATCGGCGGCTTTGAGAAAGGCGTAAAAAACCTAGCTAAAACTTTTGGCGTTACTTTTGGCGCAGCGGCTATGTTGTCCTACGGTAAAAATGCCGTTAAAGCTTTTGCAGAAAATGAAAAATCCGCAAAACGTTTAGAGACAGTACTTAAAAATATTGGTTTAGGTTTTGATACCGCCGCTGTTGAAAAAAATCTAGGAGATATATCCGCCAAGTTTGGCTACGAGGGCGAGGTACTCCGTGAGTCTTTCCAAAAATTAGTAACCGTTACGGGCGATACGGCTAAGGCTCAAGATTTACTTAACCTATCTTTAGATGTAGCCGCCGGATCGGGCCAAGATTTACTTACCGTTAATCAAGATTTAGCAGGGGCGGTAGTAGGCAACACTAAAGGCCTAAGAAAATATAATCTAGGCCTGACGCAGACCGAGTTAAAAACTTTAGAATTTAACGATGCCGTTACCTTATTGACTAAAACTTTTGCCGGAGCCGGTGCCGCAGAGCTTGAGACTTATTCGGGTAAAATGCGTGTGCTCCGAGAGGCCGCAGATAACGCACAAGAGATTATCGGTAAAGGTTTAGTAGATGCTTTGAGTAAATTAGGCGACGATGACTCAGTAAGTAATTTAGCTAAATCTATGGAGGATGTAGCTGAATATACCGCAGATGTTATTCGTGGCCTTGGAGTTTTAGCGGCAAAATTAAAAGCGTTACCCGGAGCCGGTGCTTTAGATATAGGCATGATCCCAATTTTGGGCTCATATTTAGAAGCTTTAGCAGCTTTAGGCAAGGTAGGACCTCAGCCATTTACGACACCTATGACTATATCGGGCTCTACCGATGCTCAAGTAAAAGCGGACAAAGCTAGAGCCGCAGCGGCAGCAGCGGCAGCTAAGCGCGAAAAAGAAAGATTAGCTTTATTAAAAAAGCAAGAATTAGCAGAGAAAAATAAACTTTCGTTATCTAAGGCTGCGGCCGTGTTTGATACTAACCGGATCTCTATTGCGGCAGCTCTACAGGCTACCTATGACAAAGAGACACGTTTACGCCTTGAGGCGCTTATGGCTATTGAAAACGATCAAGGCGATCTAGCACTCAAAAAAATTAACGAGATCGCTGCTCTACAGAAAAATGCAGATTTAGCCAAGTTAGCCGGTATCACAACTATTAGCGATGCCGCCCTTACCGCACTTAATACACAGCTTTTAACAGAGTTAAAGGTGATTAATGATAGCAAGATGGCGGAAAGCGAAAAAGAAAGACAGAGAGACATCGCTTTTGGTAAATATAACGCTGCTCTAATTGCAGCCGGTGGCTTGGCAGATAAAAATAGTTATAACGAGCGCGTACAGATCCAATTAACCGAGATCGCTAAATTAGCTGCGTTAAGCAATACGACTAATGCAGGTTTAGTATTAAACAAAATCCGCGAAAGTGCGGAGCTTTTGACTATTGACACCATCGCCAAGGCTCAAAAGGCGGCCGATGATGCTCGCTACGCGGCTCTACTAAAGTATATCGAGCTTATGAAAACTCTGGGTTTATGTGGTACTAAAATGCCCGGGTCTCAGTTTTTGCCCGAGGGTATAACCATGATCGGAAAAACACCTTTTGTAACAGGTCCTATAATTGACCCTAAGTTAAGATTAAAAACGGTGGATATTACCTCGACGATTACTCAGGATATACCGGATTTTGTCTCAGCTACAGAATTTTTCTCCTCTCTATCAAGTGACCAAAAAATGGATCTTGGAGGTTACAGCCCTTATATGAATTACGGCAGCGGTTATCCACGTACGTATGAGATTACAATAAATGCAGGGGCTATCGCTGCACCGGATCAATTAACTACCATAATCCAAGATACTATTCAAAAAATTAACCGCGACGGAGATCCTTTAACGGTGGCAGGTACACTATGACCGTCCCTACAATAAATGCCCTTATTAACTTTTCGACGGGCCCGGCTTTTGCTCAGGCCATGATCCTAGGTGTAGGCCAATTAGGCACTAACGTGCTCGCAGACTCGGAAGCACTTATCGTAGATGTATCTAACGTAGTCGATGGTGTTACAACTACTAGAGGCCGTAATGCTCAAGCAGATGTATTCCAAACAGGTACTTTAACCCTTCGTATCGTCGATCAAAATGGCGATTTTAATCCGCAAAATGCGGCAGGGCCTTATTACGGTTTACTTACTCCGCTACGTAAAGTGCAAATAACAGGTAGTTATGCAGGTGTTGAGTATCCAATGTTTAGCGGCTTTATTACTAGCTATACAACTACTACGCCTAAAATGGCTACCGATGTCGTATACACAACTATTACAGCCGTGGATGCTTTCAGGCTTTTCCAAAATAGCCAAGTCTCGACGATTACTTTAGCCGATGCCGGTGACTTACCGGGCGAGCGAGTAAACGCTATCCTCGACGAGATCGCTTGGCCTCCATCAATGCGCGAAATCCAATACGGCGACACGATCTTTCAGGCAGACCCGGGCAACCCTCGCACGGCTTTACAAGCTCTACAAACCGCTACCATTTCAGAATACGGCGCTTTGTATATTAACGCTCGAGGATCGGTAGAGCTTAAGGATCGCGCTTTTTGTATCGACTCGCAGGCTTTTCCGGTTACTAAATTTAACGACGACGGCACCGATATAAATTACTTTAATGCGGTTTGGCGCTTAGATGATACGCAGGTTTATAACTCCGCCTCTATCACCAAAATTGGTGGTACGGCTCAAATTGCAGAGGATCAAGCCTCTATAGATGAGTACTTTGTACACTCGTATAATCAACAAAATCTAGTAATGGATACTGACCAAGCTGCACTCGATTACGCACGAGCCTACGTAGCAAGCCGTAAAGATACAGAAACTCGATGCGATGCCGTGGAGCTTGATCTTTATATGGACGATTATAACGATGGCATTTTAGCGGCACTTACTTTAGATTTTTTTGATCCCGTCGAGATTACGACCAATCAGCCGGGTAACTCTACCCTGCAACAAACTTTACAAGTGTTTGGCGTAGTACACCGCGTTACGCCTAACTCATGGAAAACGACATTTACAACACTAGAGCCGATTATCGACGGCTTTATATTAGACTCATCACTATATGGAGTGCTCGATACCTCCGTATTAGCATACTAAGGAGCAACAGATGGCAGCTGGTCTAGGTTTTAAGACCTTTACAACCGGTGAGGTACTTACGGCCGGAGATGTAAACGGCTACCTCATGCAGGGTATTAACGTATTTGCAAATACTACGGCTCGTAATGCGGCTATTACTGCACCGGCTGAGGGTCAGTTTGCATTTACAAAAGATACTAATTCACTATGGTATTACGACGGTGCAGCTTGGGTAGCCTCGGGCGCAGCGGGCGATATCGAAGGCGTGACAGTAACTAGCCCATTAACCGGCGGAGGTACTTCCGGCACAGTTAATGTAGGCATCCTCAGCGGCACTACCTCAAACCTTGGAGCGGTGCAGCTTTCGGACTCAATCTCTAGTACATCTACAACACTAGCGGCAACGGCTAATGCGGTTAAGACAGCTTACGATAACGCTATTCCTAAATCTTTAATCGATGCAGCCGGTGATTTAATTGTTGGTACGGGCGCGGATACGGCCGGCCGCTTAGGTATTGGATCTACCGGACAAGTACTTACGGTAAGCGGTGGTACACCGGTTTGGGCCACGGCGGCCGGAGGCGGTAAAGTATTGCAGGTTGTTTTTGCCTCTTATTCGACTGAAACCTCATCGAGCTCACAAACTTATGCTGATACAGGTTTAACGGCAACAATAACTCCATCGTCTGCCTCAAGCCGGGTAATGGTAATAGTAAATACAAACGGAGCTACGACCGATAGCGTTGTAAATCAAGCTATTAAATTAAAGTTAGTACGCGCATCAACTGATTTAGCAGTAATAACTGATCTTTCTAATAAAATGGCCGGTGCAGCTACGGCGGTCCAAGGTGAGTCTATTGGTTTTAATTGGGTGGACTCTCCAGCTACCACAAGCGCTACTATTTATAAAACTCAGTACGCACGTTTAGCAAGCTCAGGCACGGTTAATTTACAAAACCAACAAAATGCAAACGGAAGTACTTCAACGATTACTCTATTAGAGATAGGAGCATAATTATGGCAACAGGTGGAGAAGTTTTAACAATGTTATGCCCTGATAAAGAGTGGGTAATTTATGGTGATGATTTTGACTCTATCCAATGGATTAAGGGGGAGCCGATTTCGAAAGCCGATTTTGATGCAGGTTTCGCAAAAGTCGATGCGTGGAAAATACAAGAAGCTGCAAAATTAGAAAATAACAAATCTGCCCTATTATCAAAATTAGGTATTACGGCCGATGAAGCGAAACTTCTACTATCTTAATGGAGACAAGTTACAACGGATATCCGGCCTCTAAAGATCCGGCCGAAATAAAAATAAAGTCCTACCCTGTACGGGGTACGGATCGTAAGCTGAGGTGCGCTGAGAGTGTTGGGCCTCTCTTAGCCGCCTTCGCTGCGGAATTTCACGAGCTAATCGAGCCGATCGATGAGGGCACCTTTGACGATTGGGCATATGCCTACCGGATGGTACGAGGTAATCCGACAAAGCTATCGTGCCACTCATCCGGTACAGCTATAGACCTAAACGCTACAAAGCATCCGCTAGGTAAGTACGACACTTTTCCGGCTGAAAAAATACCAATGATTAGAGCCCTTGCTAAAAAGTACGGCCTCAAGTGGGGCGGCGACTTTAAGAGCAGGCCGGACGACATGCACTTCGAGGTAGAGGTATCGGCTACTAAGGCTAAACAACTAATAGAAAAGTTAGGATTAAACAATGAATAAAAAACAATTAGAAGCAGCAGCTAAATCATATGCACGAGCAGCGCTCGCATCTGTAGCAGCTTTGTATATGTCCGGTATTACTGATCCAAAAGTATTAGCTAATGCGTTTATCGCCGGCCTTGTAGGTCCGCTCCTTAAAGCGGTACAACCAAGCGAGAAGCAATACGGCATAGGCTCTAAATGATCCGGGCCCTGATAGGGGCGATAGTGGGGACTATCCTCCTATCGGGGTGCGGTTACCAAGGA